CAGCGACGTCGTTCTTTCGGCGTAACTCGCCCTCTAGTTCTACTTTAATAGCTGTTCCCTTATAAGGACAAGTTTTAATAAACTTAATTGCTTGTTTTAGAGCTACAGCTTGAGTGCCGGATAGCACAGGTATCTTTATTCTCTTAGGTGGCTTCGGTGGGGTTGCTTTACTTATTTTCTTAAATGTTGACCAGTCGGTCTCGCTTCCAAAGCTAAACCCACCATTAACGAACCTACCAAATGTCCAGCCACTAAAACTTTCGTAATCGGGGTATGTAGTAAGCCAAGCATCAACATCATTAATCCTTAAAATGCCTTTTATAATATAACTGGTGTTCAGTGGCACAAACTTTACCCTATCGCCGTTTTTATAGACTATACCATTGACTTCAAACTGCATTGTTTAGTTCCCTCTTTTCCCTTATTTAAGTTTGACTATAAATATCGCTGTCCAGGTGCAAAGTAGTAGCGTATAGAGAATTACCATCTCGTGTCGTTTGTAGAGATGCCAGAAAATCTGGGCTGTTGACATACTTTTAATATATTGACTAGATTTTTTAATATCTACCTTAGTTGGTAGTTTTAGATCTTTCGGTTTGGCTAGTGCGCGTGTTGGCATGATTTCGTACTCCATAAAATCCTTAGTGAAACTTAAGCTTTGCTAGTTCAGGCCACAGGGGGAGCTAGAGGGTGGGCTTCAGCTTAACTATGGCCTGAATGTTTACTTAATAAATTTTGTTAGGGCGTAAGTATCAGTTACGCCCAACAAATTAAGTATTAACTTACAGCTACCCACTGACTAACGGGTCAAAATTTTGTTGTAAACCTGAGTCAGGATTGGTATAGTTGTAAGAGTTTAAAGTTTGCAACGATTACGTTGCCTAGTGGTAAAGCTTTCTTGTGTCACAATTGTTTCTTTACCCTGAATCAATACTAACACACTAGAGTCACTATTACAATACTAATCCATAATAATGTATTGAACTGTGTATAACTAGCTCAACAATATAAAAACCTGTATATAAACACTAGTAAACGTAAAATATGGTGGGTCGTAAAATATGAGGAGAACAGATGGTAGTACACTATAACAAAGCAACCTGTAAGTCCGGTAGGCTGTTAAATGAGCGTTTAACCGAGTTAGGTTACAACGGCGAACCGATAATCTGGGGTAGAGATGTAAACAAACGGGAACATCTATTAAAGATGCAGCGAGCTGGCGTACCAGTACCGACGGTGACGCTTACTGAACCTGATTACAAGGCTGTGGGCCGTCCAGATCATCACTCACAAGGTAAACACTTCTATATGAGTACGGAAGACTCCTGGCGAGGCGAGAAGCCACGACCGACGCATTGGCTGAGATGGATTGAGGCTGCCAAAGAGTTCAGGGTGCATATAGTTGATGGTCAAGTCATAAAATTGCAAGAGAAGCATCCTATAGGCAATTTTCAGGACGGTGTTAGCTATTTTAGTTATCCGGAAGACTTCAAGTATAAAAAGAGTTTGAAACATGTAGCACTGTGGGCTATAGAGGTTGTCGGTATGGACTTTGGCGCGGTAGATATTTTGTATCAAGGTGATACTGGGCAATTCTATGTTACCGAGATTAATTCAGCACCGGCACTGACCGCTCAAAAGTCTACTACTCTGGAAAGATACGCTCAAGCATTTATGCTACGATCTTCTGACCCCCTAGTGCCGGTATATCAGTGGGATAGTATTATCAGTCCGCAACTATATAGATGGTATTAAAAATACAACATTGTTGGTATTGATAACTTAAATTAATTGTACTATTGTTAGTTTAATTATTGATTACTGTTGTAACCAATAAGGGTAATAAGTAGAAACGACCTCTTGCGAGGCCGTCTGACTACTGTTGTATATTCATATACTAGCATAGTCAAAATCTTATTGCAAATACATTTACAATAAACCGAGTTCTCAGCCTCTAAAACTGAATTTGTGCGATGACACGCGACCGGAGCGGTGATTAAATTTTAATCCGGCCTTTTACTTATCGCATAACTTAGACTAAAACCTCAACAGTAGGAACTAGATGCAAACTAGTGTAGGTAAATAACTAAGCTATTGTAAATAATCTAAACTATAACCCCTAACGCCAATTAAGTAGTAGGAAGGTAAGGCTTATGGTTAAAAATCACCTTCCGCCACTTGCAAACACTTTAACCCCTGTTGCCGCCACATTTTAACCACTCTGTCACGATCATCCAGCACGAATAAAATATCATAGTGCGGTTTAATGTGTTCGTCGTATAACTCCCGCTTTACTATATCGTCGGATCGATTGTCGTTATCTGCCCTCATGTACAGATAAGTGTAGTTTACGGCGTTATCGTCTAGCCACTGTTCGGTTACTCTCCGGCCTACCTCTTGCCGCCCTGATAGTAAAATCACATCCCGATCGCGATTATACATATTAACTATTTCCCGAATAACCGTATCAATAGCATCAGTATGGTACTTTGTTGGGTCGTATGGGCTCCGATCTATCATGTGGGCTAGTGTCCCGTCTATGTCACAGATTATTGCTGTAGGCTTCATAAATTAACCCCTCTATCCACCTGTTTTAAATGGGCTTAGTATCTCTTTTAAAGAGTTGATATGTATACCCCGATAGTCATAATCGGACTTATCTGTAGCGGTGCCATGCAACCTAGAACCTACTAAAACCTCGGTTATTACTTGCATTATTTAATCCCCTAACTTTAATAAATAAATATCAGATCAGCGGTGTTAAATTAGTTAAACTATCTTAATCTTGTATACCGCTTTTACCTCTTTATTTTAAATGTATTCCAATTCTGCTACCTGTTGGCAGCCTATAGCTTCCTGCTTTAAAACTCTTTTTAACTCTATAACTGTATTCATGATCTTAGTTTGATCGTCACTAACCGTAACAATACACCTAGCTACGTGCTTAGACTTGCACACGACGTCTACAGCGTGATTTACGGTATAACCGTCAAAATGTCGGTCTAGCGTCTTATATATGGTTTTAAAGTCAACCTTATGCGTCTTATTGTCCGCACCGATAAATAGGTTGTAAGTCATTATTTTGTTCCTATCTGCTGATCTGGTATCTATTTATTATCCGTAACACTTGCCAGTAACTAACTGGCGTTTATTACAAGCTAACTTCGTCTAGCGTGTAACCCTTAGCAAGGATACCGTTGTATAGCCATAAGTCCCTTGCTTCTTTTAGTGTTCGCATTGCTTGTCCCCTATTGTTAGATGTTACTTATAAAATCTGCCAGGCTATACAGTTGTATACCCTTATAGATCATATTGCCGATTCTAGCTGTGTCAAAATCTTCATCGTATACCTCAGTGATTGCATCGTTATCGCCACTGACTTCTATATAAGTCGGTGCTTCGCAGTCCTCCTCAAGGTATACATTATCTATGTCGGCGTAACCATATCCGAAAAATTCTTTTTGTTCAGTTGTTAGCTGTTCGTAAACTGGGTAAAACTTATCCTTACTTACTTTTAAGTAAGCGTGACTAGGGGTTGTTATATATTGCATTATTTGCTCCTTATTAGTTACTAATAAGCGTTACGGATTAAATTGTTAAGTGGCCGGTTGACTTTAACTTAGTCTATCATCTAATAATCAACCTTACATATCTAATTATAATCACTATTACAACCAATGCAAGCATAACTTAAAATAATCTTTTACCCTGTGCATAACTTAGCATCTGTGGTATAATGTAAACAGAGAATAAAGCACTTTTACAGATTGATAGCCTAGCTTAAGTCTCACTATGTTATAATCGACGCATGACTAAGAAAATCGGGCTAGTGAGACGTGACACGACTTATATACAATTAAATATGAGTCCAGCGGCACTAGTGAAGGCGATGCGGCATTATGGCCTAACAGCGACTAAGGTTATTAAACCGATTGCCGAGGCCTTAGAGGCAACCAGGTATACAGAGTTTGAAGGCGAACTAATCGACTCGAAGGTACCCGATCATACTTTAAGATTAAGGGCGGCTTTAATTGCACTCGATCTTTTAAAAAAGCATACTCCTGAAGTTCCAACGCTAGACGATAAAACATTTAAAGCACTAAGTAAGGATTTAAACGAGATAGAATTACAGAGTCTAGTATTTAAGAAGACTAGTAAAGAAAATGAGAAAACTAGAGACTTTATTGAAAGTAAGTAACACAAGAAAATGATTAGTAAGTCATCTGTTAAGTGATATTGTGCGACTATGACTTTTGTCGCAACAGTGACAGTAACATCGCATTTAACAGATCAAACAGACAGTCGTACATTGTATATTGTGCGACATTAATCATATACTATAACATATCATCATCTGTTATTTATTATCATATGTCAATTCGACTCAATTCTATCAAACCAACATAATCTAACAGATACAGCTTGCCTAGTTGAGTGTATGCCACCCCTGATTGTTCCACCGAAGTTGTCTATTATATATTAACCCTACTTGCCCCTAGCGCCCCAAAAAATTTTAGAGTGTATTGACCTATTATATAACCTAATATATACTAACAGATATGAAAAAGCTTTTAGTAGTATTAGACGATGAGACAGCTAATCTGTTAGCGAAGGATAAAAATAAATCTGCAACAGTCCGAGAAGCCATCAAGTATATAAAGTTGGATATAACAACAGATAAGCTAGAAAATATAGCCATGAGTTATAAAGCCTTAATGCGAGTCGTAACCGAACTCGATGAAAAGATCGACTACATAGCCGAGAAGGTACAGTAGGGTACAAGTCCTCATGGACTATAGACAACAAGCTCTCCAGACTATCGCTCAGAAGTGCCGATGGGACTTATTCTATCTGGCGAAGTATATCCTGCACTATGATCTGTTAGAGGAAGAAGTTCACGGAGACGTCTGTCGGTACGCTGAGGCGCTTTATACCGCTCACCCCCCTGAATGGATACCACCAGAGGAAACTACGGGGTCTGGGCTGGATGATGAGTTTCATAATGGGAATACCAACTTACTTCTCTTACTTCCTAGAGGCACTTTTAAAACGTCTTTAATCACCATCGCTTTCGGTATCCAGATGACTTTAAACGACCCCAACATTCGTATCTTACTAGACTCTGAAACCTACTTTAAATCCAAGGCTTTCTTAGCTGAGATCAAGGGGCACTACGAAAGTAATGAGGAGTTACGGGAAGTCTTTAGGACGATACATGGAATCTACCCCAACGAGGGTCGGAAGAAAGAACTTCTCTGGTCAGACTCTCAGATCAATTTATCCTGTCGAACTCGTCACCGGAAGGAACCAACCTTTTCTTGCGCTGGAATTGACGTTACGAAGAACGGTATGCACTACGATTTAGCGATCTGCGACGACCTGCATTCCGAGCAAAACGTCACCAATACCGAGCAAATAACTAAAGTAAAAGACCATTGGCGACTCATTTATTCGCTTTTAGACCCAGGAAAACCACTCATAGTGATCGGAACTAGGTGGCATTTTGATGATTTATACCAGCTAATTCTGGACGAACAGCGCAATAAATTCAACATTTTAGTGCGAAAAGCGATCAAAGATGACGGTAATTTGTTCTTTCCGAACCGATTAACACGGGCTTTTTTAGACGATGTTCGTGAAAAACAAGGCTCGGCACACTTTTCCAAGCAGTACCAGAACGAACCGATAGATGATGAAACAGCGACCTTTAAACACAAAGACTTCCGTTATAAGAAGTGGGAGGAAGTGAAGGACATTCCGATTAACTGGTATCTAACGATCGACCCGTCATACGCTGGGCAGTATTCCGACTACGCCGCTTTCGTTCTCTGTGGGATGGATTACCAAAGGAATTTATATATAAGACATATCACTCGGCAGAAGATGACTTATTCTGAAATCATCAATGAGACTTTTAAACTTTTTGGTAATTATTTGCCGAGACAAATCATCATCGAAACTGTCGGAGCGCAGAAGTCTATTATGTATGAGTTCACCAACGAACAAAAGAGACGAGGGACATGGCTTCCAATCCAAGAAGTCAAACAAAGGACAATTTCAAAAGACGAACGTATCCGCGCTCTGGCTCCCTTCTATGAGTATGGGCATGTCTACCATATCAGAGAGTGTCCTCAGCTAGATGAGTTTGAATTAGAACTTCTAAAATTCCCATCGGGAAAACACGACGATGTGATCGACGCTTTGGCGACAGTTTTAGATTTCGCCTCTCCACCAAACCCTAAAGCTCGGCAGTATAAAGACGACGACGAAGACCCCAGGAGTAGGAGACGGTCTTTATATAAGCCTAGAAGTAGCATCACCGGCGTCTAACGAAGTTTAAGTTTCACTAACGAAGTTTAAGTTTCACTAACGAAGTTTAAGTTTCACTAACGAAGTTTAAGTTTCACTAGAGACACTTTAAGCTAAGGGGGTAATATGGTTTGCTACTTTATATGGCAACCATCCCCCAGGCAAACAACGACGGTTATACTGACCCCGCCGGAATTACCGTAGACGTAAACTATCCTCTTGGAACTTCGGGTACTGGTGGCACTCTAGCTACGGGAACAAATATAATCCCAGGTAAAGTAGGCTATAGACCAACAAATAAAAAGGAACGTGAAGCCCGAAGACAGACCTATCAGAGATATTACCAGATGCGGGACAACGATTGGCGAAGCGAAGCCGAACGTGAGTGGGAAATGGCTGACAAAGAATACCAACTCTGGCTGTCAGATGAAGCACTGTCTTCAATGACTACCCAATCCAACAATTCGGCTGACACCTTTTTATACTCTTATCCGACGACCAATATCGCCGACCCAGATGAGACGAGGTCTCATCTTAAACTACCAGACGCCTTCGCCGCTATTCAGTCTCACATGCAGGAGACGATTAACCGAAAGTCCCGCCCGACTCTGACGGCGACGAACTCCTCCGACGAACCGGTGCAGGAGTTCTGTAACGCTGTGCTTAATTTCAATATGAATAATACCAATTTCGATTACCACTGGTTCATGGGGGGACTGAGCGCTGCGATCAGGGGAACTTCGGTTTATAGGGACTACTACCGTTTAGAAAAGAGATGGGTCAACGATCTCGACGACGTTGATGAAGACGGTAATTTAACTTTCAAACCAAAACAAATCACCGACGTCGATGACGATATGACCGAGTGGATACCCAACGAATTTGCCTACTTTGACGAAAAAGCTCGAACCATAGATTACGCCGACGACTGGGTGTATCGGGAGATTATGAACATCCGTGACTTCCAAAGAGTCTACGGCTCTAAGAAGAATTACATCAATCAAGATTTAGTGACTCGTGGTGGAGAGACAACCACCCGTAGTTTCTTTAAACTCCCCAAAGATATTACTGGGAACGACGTCGAGGTTCTGCATTATGAGAACCGCGCTCTGGACGCTTACTGGGTGGTGGCTAACAATGTCGTCATCCACTACGGCCCTCTTGAGACCAAACACAAAGAGTTGTCTTGCGCCGTTCGTTATTATTATAGGGTTCCAGGACGCTTCTGGGGGATGGGGATACCTCGGATAATTCACATGTTAGCCCACGAGCGCAATTCCATTCGGAATATGAACATGGACAGACAGCATATGCAACTCAATAAAATGTTTATCCATAATTCGATGTACGATATAGATGAAGACGATTTACTTACCCGACCTGGAGGGCTAATATCTATCGACACCAACGGCCAGCCGTTGAACCAAGCTCTCGTACCTCTAGAATACGGCGATGTGCCAGCATCTTACTTCAAGACCGACCAAATTATGATTCAAGATATCGGTCGAGCGATTGGAATTGATCTAGAAAAAGAACAAGAAGCTTCTCCAACTGCTACCGCTGCCGCCTTAAAGCAAGAAAACTACCTGAAGCGAATCGTTATGGTGGCGCAATTAGACGAAATGGAAACCATTATCCGTATCGGTCGCCTGAAATGGTCTAACATTCAATTCTTCTACCCTCTTGGAAGAATGGACACCATTTATGAAGACAGGGAGCAGAAGCAACAGAAAGTCTTAAAGACCATCAACACCGCTGGCCAGAAGTTTGAGATAAAAGACGTCAACGGCGTTCCGACGCTTAATGTAAATAACATCACCGGAGCATCTTCTTTTGAACTCAACAAGAAGATGGCTAAATATCTTGAGGGAAACTTTGAGATCAGTATTGACTCGACGCAGTTCCAGCCGGTATCTCGAGCCGTGCAACAAACTAAGGTCACTGAACTCTTTTCATTAATGGCCGGAAATCCTCAGATTCTAGCGATAAATGATATTGGCAAAGCTTGGTCTAGAGTTCTCGCGGTCAACGACGAGAAACCTGACGACTGGCTGGCTGGGTTCAATCAAGACCCTGGCTCTGCGATGCTACAAGCCGAGACCGAGAACCGTGTCATGGCCGCTGGTCAGCCTCTTGGCCCGACACCTGGGGCAACCGAAGAACACACCCTTATCCATATTATGTTTACGCAGTCTCAGGAGTTTGCGAGGCTTGTCCAAACCAACCCAATGATTCGACAACTATTCGCTCAACACATCATGGGCGAGCATGAAGCCAACCCAGCAACGGGTAGCGCAGCCGAGGCGATGAGCGCTAACGGTCTTGGAGGCAATGGCACTCCAGGTCAACCTGGTAATCCTCAAATGCAGAGTCCTGGCGCAATACCGCCTCCTGGAGCGAACCGACCCACGCCTCCAACCCAAATTGGCCAACTTCCTAACCTCCCAGGTTTAGGTCTTACCTCGAACATTCAGAACCAACCCCAAATGCAACCAGCCAGTGTCTCTCCGGCTAATTTAAGCAAGCCGACACGCACAGGCGTTTAGAGAGGATTTACAAACGTGAAAGGATATATATAAACTTATGTCAGTAATCCCTCCAAAGGTCAAAGAAGGATTAGCCCGTTTATACGATGACCCAGATTATAAATATCTGGAGCAGTGGAACGAAATTAAAGCCAGTGAGTTTCTTGAACAAGTACTTGGCGTGGATATGAGTAGCCTAGGAGCCGACAAGAGAGTCGCGATGCTTCAGGGGCAAGTCTTAGCCCACCGACTGATGCTTCTAGAGATCAAGAAGATTCACAAAGAGAATGTTAAGGATTGATATAGGGTCGTGCCCACCCCGACCCTATATTAGCCCTGAACGGCTAAATTAGAAAAAATCTAATTGCGGGAAAAAATCCCAAAAGGAGTTAACAATATGGCAGAATTGACCGACGAAGAACGGGCTAAATTAGTACTAGGTGAGGATGTAGAGGAGGAAACTCCAGCCGAACCCATCACCGAAACCGAAACCCCACCCGAACCGGAAGATGAACCAATAGTGGAAGCCGAAACTGAGGAAAAACCTCTAGAAGAAGCTCCAACAGACGAATCTTTTACAAAGCAATTCCCTAATCTTAAAGGTGAAACCCTAGTAGACTATAACCGTGAACTGGAGACAGCTTACGATAATAGTTTCAAGGAATCACTCAGATTAGTTGAAGAAAATAAGCAACTTAAAGCTCAACTAGCACAGCTTCCGCAACCTGGTGTTCAGCAACAACCTCTCGCCCCCGCACTAGACCCAGTAACCGCTTCGATCATAGAAGATGTTAAAGCTGACAGAACTCGGAGTATGATGTCTGCTTTTGATGAGTTTAAGAAAGACTACCCGCAAGCTTTAGAGACGGATAACTTCAATGCCTTTACCAAGGCAAGTGACGGTGTCAACATGGCCTTAACCGCAACACTAGGGTACAAACCCTCGTGGCAGCAGTTATTCAAAGGCGTGGCTGGAAGTTTAGGCTGGCAGCCCACCGTTAATGATGATAAGAAGAATAACATCATTAAGGAAAACGCTAGTTCTGGAAGATCATCCAGTAGCCAAGCACCGCTACCAGCTAAAGCACCAAAGGTACCAGAAGCGTCAATCATTGCTTACCAAAAAATGTTCACCTCTAAGACTAGGGAAGAAGCCATAAAAGATTTGTCCGAAGTAGTTTAACTCCTACTCATTAATTTTCACTAGGAGTTCATTATGTCTCAAACAGTTACGGCGAGCCAAGCCCCTGCGGCTATTGGACGCATTGACGGACATACAAACTACGCCTCAGCATCTTTTGTCGTTGCTAACGGTGTCACCATTAACGCTGGAGATTTTGTATATTTCAACGGCACCAACGGTAACATCACCAACGCTACAGTTTCTCAGGCACGATTACTAGGCATGGCAGAAGGTACCGCAACCGGTACCGCAACCGGAACTGTAACCGTAATGGTTTGTATTGACCGAAATATGAGATATCTACTGAAAGGCGCTACCGCTTTTAGCACCGTTTCTAACGGCGTATCAACCAGTGTCGGGCAGTATTACGATATCTCAGGTACCACTGGCGCTCAGACAATTACTACCAGCTCTGCCGGTACGACCACAGGACAATTCCTGTGTATCGGTGTTCCTGGCGTGAACGGTTTGCCTAATCTAGGTATAACTGGTTTGACGGCCAATTTGTACGGCATCTTTGTTTTAATAAGTTCATCAATTAACCCCTATGTAGCGGGCTAGAAAGGATATTTAAATGGCATCACAACGACCACAATGGCCTGACATCCTTGACCCAGCCTTCCGTAAGATTTACGGGGACGAGATTCGTCAGCTACCACAACAAGTGTTTACTATTTTCAATGTCGATACCTCGGTAAAGAATATTGAAAAGGATTCCAGCGCTACTGGTCTATCCAGACTAGTTCAGACTAGTGAATCACAACCAATTTCCTACGAAGATGAAGTTGAAGGGTTCAACGTCATCTATACCCACCTAAAGTTTGCAAAGGGTACTTCGGTATCTCAAGAACTTTGGGAAGACGATCAGTTCGGAGTCATGCGACGCAAGCCTCAAAACTTGGCGAACGCTAAAATCCGAACTATAGAGCAATTCGGCGCTGACATTCTTAACAATGGCTTCACCGCCGGTGGAGGTGGAACAGCTCCCTTCACTGGGCCAGACTCACTGGCTTTGTTCTCCAGCGCCCACACTCGTGAAGATGGTGGCGCAACCCAGACTAACTACAACACCGCTGATTTAAGTGAAGACTCAATCGAGAACGCACTTGTTACCATGCGAGCGACGGTCGATGGAAAAGGGCAACTGATGTTAGTCAACCCTAAGATTCTCTTAGTACCACCGGCTCTTGAAAAAGAGGCTCGAATCTTGATGGATTCTATGCAGCGAACTGGTACTACCAACAACGACATCAACCCCTACAAGGGACGACTCGAGGTTCAGGTATGGGACTACTTAGGTTCTGTAGCTGGTGGTTCTGATACCACTTGGTTCTTAGTGGACAAAGCAGTTCATGAACTTAACTGGTTCAATCGTTCCGATCTCGGTCTACAAGGCCCAGACTGGGACTTCGACACCACGACAGCAAGGTGGAAGGTTGTTTGTCGATGGTCAGCCGGTTGGAGCAACTGGCGAGGGCTGTTCGGTTCTAAAGGCGACAACTCTTAAATTAACGTCTAGGTAGCGGGGCAATTACGCCCCGCAATCCCTAGCAGAAAGATTTTTTATGGCAATAGGAGATAAACGATACCCCTGGGCTATGCACACCTCGTGGGGATACTTCGCAAACGTGCTACAGAACGTCATCGAGACGACAGGTGCCTATACTTATAACGCTAAAAAGGTTTCAGGCGCTACAGTAGCAGCCGTTTTAGCTTCTACCGCTGGGACATCTGCGATACAAACGATCATTACTGGTATTACTAACCCAGACGTACCTAGAGTTCTAGCCGTTACTACGGGTGGCTCAGGTTCATCGGCTGGGAATATTCTGATTAACGGTGTCAACGTCGAGGGTAAAGTTATCCAAGACTCAATCGCTATCAACACGGGTGGTGGTCAGAACCTCGGAGCTTTAGTTTTTAAGCGAGTTACATCAGTCGTAATCCCAACAGCGCTAGGCGCTTCTGGTACTATCACTGTTGACACGACTAACAAGATTGGTCTTAACCACCGACTTGTACCAAATTACTCAACCATCGCCTGTATTTCGGCTACGGTCACAAGCCCGTATAACACGGCCAATAGTAGCCTTAAAACTGCTTTCCCAACAGTCGAAGCGGCTGTTTCAAGTTCTAACGTAGACAACGAGTTTGTCGAAAAGAACTGGGCGCAACCAGCCACCGCACCAGGTGGAACTACTTTCCTTTACTTCTTCTACTGGTTCTACAAAGTGTTGGTTTATCCTCCCAAGGATTCTCCGCAGTTCTACTCGACGACTACTTCAACTTCTACCTCAAGTACTTCTACAAGTACGTCCATCAGTTCGACTAGTACGTCAATTTCTACGACTACCTCAGTCTCGACATCGACCTCAACATCAATATCAAGCACCTCAACTTCGACAACTACGTTGCCGGTATAGGAGTAAAATATGGCTCTACTACCAGGCGATTACAAACGGCGAGTACAGACTACTAACAGGGGCGCGGCGGTTAACTCAGGTTACGCCGTTGTTCCTGTCCATATTCCAGGAGGAAGTACGAACTTTGAAGTGGCAGTAGCAGGAAGTGTGATTACCACTACTTCCATCAATGTTACTTCAACTAACGGCCTACATATGTGGTACCAAGATGCTAGCAATACCAGGCAAGATATAATCCAAGGCGCACTTACCGCCAGGGATTATAAACAGAACTTTTACTGTCCTTGGCCGGTATACGTGACGACCGACGTAGACGTTACCTGTTATGTGGCCGCCCCATCTAAAGGCGATACCAACGCCTAAGATTTTTCTTGACAAAAAGCAAAGTGGTATATATTGTTAGCCTTAAATGGGCAGACAAATATATATCTTAACGAACTTCTCTACCTATCTTAAAAGCTACTCCCCTATCCTAGTTGTAGAGAGCCAAATAAACATGTTCAGACGTGGTGGTTATCAGCCTATTTTGATAACCACCGACCACTGGAATCCCCCAGACGACTCGACTTTCGCTACAGTTGAAACTCGACATCTAACTAGCGTTATTATCGACGGTACGACAGTCGATGCTGAGTTTGAAGCTGACGTTGAGTTGCTCTACGAGGAGTTAGATAAGATACTAGAAGACGAAAGTATCGTCTTCACCCACGACCTGATTTTTCTACCAGACTGTGTTAAATACAACTTGGCGGCTCGTCGAGTAGCGCTGGAGCGCCCCTCAATCGAGTGGGTACACATGGTACACTCCGCTACCGCACCTGGTTCCTTGATAAAAGAACGAGCTATGTTTGGCGAGAAGTATTCAGAACTCTTAAATTCTAAGTTTCCAAACTCGATTATCATTTATCCTAACGCTTACGACATACCGCGCGTGGCCGGTAATTTCTCTTATGAAGAAAATGAAGTAGTTGAGGTTCCACACTCAACCAATCCAGTCGAGGGGATGAACTTTCTTGCCCAGAAACTTTACGACGATTTGAAGCTATGGCAGCCGGAAGTTCTGGTAGTTTATCCCCTCAGATTAGA